CCAGATATTTTTAAGAACGGCGACTATTGTTTCAAAATCAATATCAAGAGCTGCAAATTTTGATTTTACAGTCTCTACAAACGATGTGACCTTTTCCACAATACCGTCCCAAATGGAAATCATCTTGTTTCTGAAATCTTCATTTGTATCCCACAGATGCTTAAATGCAGCAACGAGTACGGCGATAACGGCGACCGCTATTAGAATTGGTGCGGAGATACCGCTTATCGCAGTTTCCACCTTTGAGAATATCCCCGACAGCTTTGTCATGATCCCCGGAAAACCTTTAATGAAACCATGTAACTTTTTGAAGTTCACCATTGCACTGCCGACCGCTCCGATAAGCGTACCGATGACAATTAGCAATGGCCCTATTGATGCGACTATTAATGCGATAGCTGCTATCAAACCACGTGTCTGCGGAGTCATTTTATTCAGCTTATCAACAACGCCTTGCAGCCAGGAAACGAGCTTCTTTATCTTCGGAAGAAGAACCTCGCCAAAAGAAATAGCCAGCTCTTGAAGCTGACTTTTTAGAATCGTAAACTGACCCGACAGATTGTCCTGCATGGTGTCAGCCATACGCTGAGTTGTGCCGTCACAATTTTCAATTGCATCGGTGAGCTTGTTGTAGTCCTTATCGGACGTTTTGAGTATTGCGAGAATACCCGAAGATGCTTGCGCACCGAATATCTGAGAGACAGCGGCTGTCTTTTCTGCATCGGATAAACCATTGAGATTTTCTCTCAAAAAATCTATGGTCTCCGAAAATGATTTCAGGCTGCCATCTTCATTTTGGATAGCTTTATTGTAGGTGTATATCGTCTCCGTTTCACCTTTTTTGAGAACATCAAGTTTTTTCTCAGCGATGGATAATTCTTGTTGCTTTATACTATATGTGTTTAACGCCGCCTCTGCCTGTGCGGAATCTTCACCGTATTTTGCAACGGCAGAATTGTACGATAGCTGTGCTTTCTCGGCAGCATTGGAAGCCTTTTGTACCTTCAACATCTGCTCATCAATCTTCTGCTGATCGAAAGTGTCTATTGTCTCGGAAGCATAAAAGCCGAGCTTCTGCATTTGAGTAGTAGCCTTTTTGGAAGGAGCAACAAGGCTGTTTATCGATTTTCGGAGCACAGTACCTGCCTGTGAGCTTTTGATACCGTTATTTGCGAGAACGCCGATAACGGTAGCCGTATCTTCAACCGTGTAACCCAAAGCACCTGCAACAGGAGCAACATACTTGAATGTTTCACCCATCATACTGACATTTGTGTTTGCATTTGATGAAGCGGCAGCGAGTACATCGGCGAAATGCGAACTATCCTCTGCTTCGAGTCCGAAAGCGGTGAGTGCATCGGTAACGATATCGGAAGTAGTCGCTAAATCCTCTCCACTTGCGGCGGCAAGGTTCATAATGCCGTCTAAGCCTTCAAGCATTTGCTGTGGTTTCCAGCCTGCCATGCCCATAAACTCCAGAGCTGATGCGGCTTCCGAAGCGGAGAATTTCGTTTTCGCACCCATCTCACGAGCTTTCGCTGTGAGTTTTTCAAGGTCATCTCCTGTTGCTCTTGAGATCGCTGCGACCTTTGACATTGATGACTCAAAATCTGCCGATGTCTTTACAACAGCCGTACCCATTGCAGTAACGGCGGCAGTCACCGGCAGCATTTTCTGTCCGGCTGTAGTGATATTAGTACCGATAGTTTTCAGCTTTTCTCCGCTTGCAGCCATCGTATCTAATGCTGTCGATGTATTTCTTGCTTGCGTTTGGAGAGATTCAAGATCGTGTTCCGTTTCAATAACCTCTCGTTGCAGAGCGTCATACCGTTCCGGTGAGACAGGATGCCCAAACTCGTCACTTACTTTTTGAGCGTCCTGTTTAAGAGTTTTGAGATCGGTAGATGTCTCCTCAATCTCACGCTGCAAATTCTGATACGCAGTTGTATCAATATTGCCTGCTCTCTCCATCGCGGCACTTTTTTCTTTCAGTTTTTTGAGTTTATCGGTGGTTTCGTCAATTTTCTGCTTTATGGGATCGTACTTTGCTTTCCACGCATCGTATTTATCCTTTGTTTTGGCAGCGTCCTCGCTTGCTTTTTTAAGAGTATCGAGCTTATCCTTTGTCTCTCCTACAGCCTGTTTTAGTAATCGCTGTTTTTGGGCGAGCAATTCTGTGTTTGTAGGATCAAGTCTCAATAAACGCTCGACATCTTTTAGCTGCGATTGTGTGTTTCTGATGTTTGTATTGACCTGTTTTAGGGCAGTCTGGAGCTTGGTGGTATCCGCCCCAAGCTGGATAGTTATGCCTTTCAGAGATCTGCCTATATTGCTCACCTCCTCCGAAAAATGGGTATAAAAAATGCCCGGATTTTACCCCGAGCACATTTTAATCATTGTTATTTTAATAGCTTTTTGTATGTGTAGTCGATTCCAAAAGCACCTAACGGAGCCGTTATCAAAATAGCCATTACAGCTACCGTTAAAACTGTATTACCACAACTTAACCCCATTGAAAGAGGAATACCTCCTATGGCAGCTTGTACTGTTGCTTTTGGTGTATAAGCAATCATACAGAAAAGCCTTTCTTTGAATGATAGATTTGTTTTAACAAGGCACACCGCTACACCCGCAATGCGAACAAGCAAAGCACCTAATACAACAAAAACAACGGTTAAGCCGGCTGATGCGGCATAATGAATATCAACACTTGCACCCACAAGAACAAACAAAAATACTTCTGCTGCTGTCCACAAACTATTATATTGCTTCTTTAAATCATCTGCAATTTCTACCTGTTTTTTCTTGATAATTATGCCAATGACCATTACGGCTATCAGTGATGCAAAAGGAATAAATTCGGGCAGCATATCCTCCGTAACTGTAATCAGCATCGAAAAAGATAATAGTACGATCGTTTGTATTGTGCTGTTCTTTATGAATTTACTAAAAAGTAATGACAGCACTGCTCCTACGATTATACCTGTAACTATTCCTGTGATTATTGATACGGGTATGTTAAGAAAACTGACAACAGATATCTTTTCACCCTGTGCTAAACCTGTAAATACAGTAAATATCACTATAACGAACACATCATCAACAGAAGCTCCGGCTAATATCATTTGCGGTATGCTCTTATCCTTCCCATACCCCTCGTCTATCAGTTTTATCATTCTCGGAACAATCACCGCCGGGGACACAGCCGCCACAACTGCCCCCATTATCGCAGCATCTGTTCGGGAAACATTCATCAACGCAGGAGCGATCAGAACCATACCCGTAATTTCAAAGCAGGCAGGTAGAAAACACAGCAAAAGAGCAGGACGTCCGGCTTTTTTTAAGTCACTGATATCAAGCGACAATCCCGCCCGTATCAGGATAATGATCAAAGCTATTTTCCTTATCTCCGATGAAACATTAAGTATTGAATCATCAATCTGGTTTAAAACAAACGGACCGATAATAATACCCGCTATGATCATACCAAAAAGAGGCGGCAGCTTAATTTTGGCGAATACATTTCCAAAAAGAAGTCCGATCAAAAAAATCAACGCAATACTTAGTAACATAAAATCCTCTCCTAAACGCAGAAAAAGCCGACTTCTCCTGCGTAATAATCGCAGAAGTCATCAGCTTAAAAGCGGTTTTAGTGAGTCAGTCACTACGGGAGAACCTCATTCCCTTGCCACTAATATAACATACTCGCACTAAAAAGTCAACCACTTTTAGAAACAAAAACACATTTAACAGCGTAAGTTTATGTTAGAATGAATCCCTTCTTCAAGAACCGCTACTTTATTTGCGTTCGAACTTCCTCCGAAAGCCTGATTCCAGCTTTCACGCACACGGGCAGGATTTTTGAGCGTTCCCGGATGTTCAAGCACTCCGCCGGGAGCCGCGCCGTTGGCGAAGAATTTACTTCCGTACTCCTCTGTTGCAATAGAAAGCCCTATAGCGTTTTTCGCCATTGCTATCGGAGAATATCCAACAAGACCGTCAAAGCCTAATCCGGGGATATGCAGTACCTCGCTCGGCTTTAGCTTTACCATTGACCCTTTCATCGTTTGAGCATCGTCACGGCTTAACTGATACTGATAGAAAAGCTGTCCATTCTCGTCACGGTCAACGGTCATGCGGTTCGGCATTAGTGGATATATCGCTATCACTTCGCCCTTGCCATTTCGGATTATTTGTGCGTAAGCGTTGCCCCATAATAAAAGATGTGTCATCATCGTTTCTCTGAAAACGAAAGAACACATTTCGGGGTTCGGCTCATCGTGTAAAAGGAAGTATAACGGGTGATTTACCGCTTTTTCTTTACTGCCTTTATCGGTGTATTTGTATAGATGTAACGGCAATCCCGCGACTGCTTCGGATAATACACGCACACACGCATACACGGCAGTCATCTGCATTGCAGAACGTTCGCTGACATTCTTTCCGGCTGTGCTGCTGCCGAGATAAAAACGGAACGCACTGCCGCTTGTTGCGTTTTTCGGTCGGTCTCTTGATTTGAAAAGTCCGGATAATATGTTCATAACAGTAAGATCCCCCTTTCATCATAAACGCTGCCGCCTGTATCGGCACCGCAACGAATGGCACGATCAAGTGCCATAATAGTTGCAATAGCACCGTCGATTTTCTCTGTTGATTTTTCCTTATCCGCTTTGATATTACCCGCAGGATCGGTACGGATACAGATATTATCAACATTCCAACGCAGCACAGGGTGACCGCCGTGAGCGATGCGCTTTTCAAGAACGAGCTTCATCAGCTCTTTTGTAGGCGGTGACATATCTTTGAAACCCTGTCAATAAACTTTTCAATGTAGCCGTAGTGAACAACGTTTCCTTCTGTCGTTTTAATAAAGCCTTGTCGCTCCCAAACATCGTAAGGAACATGATCTCGCCGTACACGAAGATGAAGAGTTTCTTCGGGCAGCCAAAAGTACGGTATAATGATGTACTTGTCGTCCTCGTCCTCCGGCGGGAAACACAGTACGAATGACGTAAGGTCGGTAGTGCTTGACAGGTCAAGACCACCGTAACAGACACGACCTTCAAGAGATTCGGCGTTCACAGGGAATGCGCACAGATCCCATTTTTCCATAGGCATCCATCTCACTGTTTGTTTTACCCACTGGTTAAGGCGAAGCTGACGAAAGGCGTTCTCCTCACCCGGATTCTGCCTTGCCGACTCACAGGCGTCACGCACCTTATCTATCCCGACCGTTATTCCGAGAGACGGATTCGCTTTCTTCCAGACCTCTTCATCAGTCCAGTCGTCATTTTCCTCCGCTCCGTAGATAACGGGGTAAAAGGTCTTGTCGATCTTGCGCCCTTCAAGGATATCCTTTGCTTTTTGATGCACCTCGTAGCAGATCGTATGTGTATCGTCACCGGCAGTAGTGATAAGGAAATACAGCGGCTGCATACGAGCATCGCCGGAGCCTTTTGTCATGACATCGAAGAGTTTTCTGTTCGGCTGGGTGTGAAGCTCATCGAAGACAACACCGTGTATATTGAAACCGTGCTTTGAATACGCCTCTGCTGACAGTACCTGGTAGAAGCTGTTTGTCGGCAGGTAGATAAGACGCTTTTGAGAAGCAAGGATTTTTACTCGCTTATTGAGCGCCGGACACATTCTGACCATATCGGCAGCGACATCGAAAACGATTGTCGCTTGCTGTCGGTCGGCTGCACAGCCGTAAACCTCGGCTCGTTCTTCTCCATCACCGCAAGTTAACAAAAGAGCGACCGCCGCAGCGAGTTCGCTCTTACCTTGTTTTTTGGCTATCTCAATGTACGCAGTGTTAAACTGACGGTATCCGTTCGGTTTAAGAATATTCATTGCGATATTCCCGCAGAAATTTCGTTCTCGGTCTTGTTTTCAGCCTGTCCGTACACCACCGCATCTTCGGTCCCGGCCAGCTAAAGCCGTTATGCGAATCAGTACCAAGCCGCTTGTTGAACTCCGTCTGCTTGCGATGATGTATAGGCACATCGTAGAAATAGAACTCAAACGGGTGCTCGGGCTTTAATCTTGTTATGCCGATGTCGGTGTATTTCTTGATATACTGCTCCACTTTGTCAATGTGTTCCGTCATCTGCGGAAACTCAAGACCCGTATCGTTGTAAAGGATTATATCGACAGGCATTCCGCTTTCGAGCATACGGAGAAGAAGCGCTGTCGAATCCTTTCCACCTGAAAATGAGACTACCCTTAATTCCTTTTTAGTCATCCGGCGGGTTCACCTCTTTTATCACTTCGTCATACGGAATATCAACTCCGTCGCGTGTAACATACACATTTTCGGTACTGCCGCCCTTGAACTGAATGTACCTTTTCACAGCAACGTCTACAAACTTTTCTTCGATCTCAACACCAAAGCAGGTGCGTTCCATCTGCTCACAAGCGATGAGCGTTGAAGCCGAGCCGAGAAAACCGTCAAGCACAATACCGTTTGTCATAGTTGACTGCTTTATCAGATATGCGATAAGCGGCACCGGCTTACTCGACGGGTGACCGAAACCGTCGTCCTTACTGTTTTTGATACCGTCAAACTCGAATACTGCAGTCTGCTTCTGATCGCCGTACCAGACGTGCTTGCCGTCCTTCCTCCAGCCGAAAATAATCGGCTCCATATTGAATTTCCAGTCGGTACGCGAAAGCGGCGCTCTCGGCTTTTTCCAGATGAGACCGGCGCCGACCTTGAAACCCGCATCTTCAAAAGCATCGTAAAAGATACGTGATTTTGCGGTAGCGTAGAACTCATAGAAAGATGCGTCCTTCGCCATGTAGTCGTGAAAGTTTTTGAACACCTTCATCAAAAACTCGTAGCCTTCCTTGTCGCTGAGGTCATCGTTCTTGATTTTGCCCGACGCACTCTTAAGGTCAACAAAGTACGGTGCGTCGGTGCAAACGAGGTTCACTTTCGTATCACCGAGCAGCCGCTTGTATGTATCGCTGTCGGTCGAGTCGCCGCAGATAACGGTATGCCTGCCAAGGTGCCAAATATCGCCCGTTTTTGAAAAACAGGGATTCTGCAATTCTTCCTCAACATCGAAGTCGTCCTCTTTGGCATCGTCGCTGTCGGGAGAAAAAAGGTTGTCAAGCTCATCAGTATCAAAGCCCGTCATAGCGAGGTCAAAGCCGAGATCCTGCAATGACTCCATTTCGACTTTCAAAAGCTCCTCGTCCCACCCTGCGTCAAGTGCCATTTTATTGTCGGCTATGATATACGCCTTCTTCTGCGCTTCCGTCAGATGTTCGACAAAAACACACGGCACTTCACTAATGCCCTCGGCTTTTGCTGCGGCGAGTCTGCCGTGTCCTGCTATTACGTTCAGATCTTTGTCAACGATTATCGGATTGACAAACCCGAATTCTCTCAAAGATGAACGCAGCTTTGTTATCTGCTCTGGCGAGTGTGTCCGAGCGTTATTTACATACGGTATCAGCTTGTTGATATCAACGAGCTGCATTTCTGTGGTTGTGGTCATCTTCTGCCCCTCCTCCCGATTTTTCTTTTCATCGAGCTGCGTGTATCTCGGCGGTTGTCACGCAGCTTCTTTTTATTCTCTTTGCGTATAAGCTTCTCGTGATTGTTATCCTCTGAAGCCGATGCGTAGTAATTTGCTTTCATATACGTCTCCTTTATCCGTTTCTGCGCCTGAGCAGCGCTTCCATCATGTCGTCCTGCGGATTGCCGAATTTCACTTCAACCGAGCAATTTTCCTTTACCACCTGGGAAATGTCTGCCCAGATAATGATTGCTTGTTTCATATACGCCTGCCCGATAGACACAAACGGCGAACTGACAGGCGCACCTGTTTTTGCGTTCTTACCGATAAAACCGAGCTTCGTTATTGCCTCTTCGCATTGCACCCACCGTGCAACGCAGATAGCATACTGCTCTACAAGGTTTGGATTTACGAGCTTATCGCAGTTGACACTTTTTAACCATGTAAATACCTTGATGTAGATTTTATCCGCACCGAGAGGTCTGCCGTCTCGCTGCTCTGCCGACAAGTATTCGGCAGGCGGCGGCATATCAACTGTGTCTATCGCCACAGGGTCTAACATTTTCAGCGGTCTGTGTCCGGGATTTCCGGCTGCGAGTTTCTCTGAAAGAGACTTCGGTTTTCGCCCGGCTCCTGGTCTTGCTCCGCCACGACTTGTACCGTCCTTAGCCATGTAATCACTTCCATTCTATAAAAAATATCGTTTGAATTCTTTGAAAAATGTTTGAAAAAAATCAAACGTGTCCGAATGACGGTTCCCCAACTTTTTCGCCTAAACTGCGCGTTCCTTCGGGGGACCCCACCAGAGTTACGCATTCTATGCTGCGCATTGCGCTATATTCATTACAAGAATTAAGATATAGTGGTTATGCGTTTGAAATCGCGGTTTTTGTGCGTAAGAGCCTTCGCCCGTTCCCTTTTAGTGCATTTTGTAGCTATTTCTACACCCCCTACCCCTAATATTTATGCGTCTTGTCTATATTTTGTAACAACTCGCTGCTTTTATATCCAGCACAGTTATTACAGCACTGTCAATTTTTGTTGTCATTGACGGCTCCTTTGCATTCATTTTTCGCCTACACGGTCGTGTTCCGTTTAACAACAAATATCAACAGCAA